ATATACGTATTAAAATCCATAGCAAATAGTCCTGTATGACCATCTATGATATTTGTAGGTATTAAGCTATCTGAATCTGTTGGATCAACTTCCCAAAGTGAAGAAGAGTTACCTTCTGAGTATAAAGATCCGCTTACTACAACGTCACCACCAAAAACTGCTACAGTATTAGCTGTACCTAATTTCTTTGATCCAGGGATACCGTCTATATATATAAAAGCATCATCTCCAACATTATTCAATCTATTTCCAAGTTCTGTAGACTTACCTCCAATATTATCTAAAGCGTTAGAATCTGAATATACTATTAACTTTGGCTCAGAATCTGGACTATTATTACCTATAATATTTCCAGTTCTAGTTTGATCTGTTAAAAAGTCTCTAGCCATTTTATACTCCTAAGATGTTTTTTCTATTGCAACATAATTTATTTCTAAGTCTGAAGAAAGTGGATTACTTACTTCAACAGTAATATATGTTTTACTTACATCTAATAAGTATATGTTTACATCTTCTTTGCAACTTATATTAACTACTGGATTTGATGAAAAAGTTTCAGAGAAGTTAATCTGAATGCTGTCTTGTCCTGAATTTAATGTTGCTTTTCCTTTTTGTATCATTTTTTAACTCCCGTCATCAGGATAAATATGAAGATGAACTTTTCCCGCATTAGAAGCAGAAGCTCCTATTGTTATAGCTGTAGTTGACAAACTTGTAATAAAAACATTTACATTTTCATCTTCAGGTGAAATAACGCATACCGGTATAGAATCGTAAGTACTTTTAAAAGTATAAGACGCTGAGTCTGTATTGTTAAATTCAATAACTTCAACTTCAACATTAATACCTGTACCACTTGTTCCACTTGTTCCACCTGAACCGATTTTTCCGTAAATAGGTGCTCTTCTTAACAGAGGATAGACATATCTAACTCTATTTGCGTCTATTCTAGATGTAGGCATTTTTAACTCCGTTTTTTATAATTTTTTAGCGACTATATTTGCAAGTTCAGATCTGTATCCTTTTGTAAAGTTTACATGTCCTGTTATATTCTCTTCTTTTAGTTTTTCAATAACAATTGTCAAACCATTTGAAAATTTATTTACATAAGCTAAATCAACTTGATCTATATCTCCTAATAAAATAATTTTTGAATTTTTTCCTGTTCTTGTAATTACTGTTTTCAGCTCATGAACAGTTGCATTTTGCGCTTCATCAACTATAATTATGGAGTCATTAAAACTTCTTCCTCTTATATATGATAAAGGTGCTACATCTATTTGACCTTTTTCCATCATTAAATCAAAATACATTAAGTCTCCAAACTGATTTCTAAAGTTGTCAACTATAGGCGCTAACCATGGTGACATCTTTTCGTTCAATGATCCTGGAAGATAACCTAAATCTTTCCCTACAGTCTGAATAGGTCTTGTAAAAATTATTCTTTTTTTCTCTTCTTTTTCTATTGCTTTTAAAGAAGTCATTAAAGCTAAATAAGTTTTACCACTACCCGGAATACCTGTAAGTGTTACTAATGGTATCTCTTCGTCTAATAGCAGTTCAAGTGCAAATATTTGTTCTTTGTTTTTAGCTTCTATACTAGAAAGTCTATAAAGTTCTTGTTTAGATTCAAGAATTACTAAATTTTTATCTCTTCTTTTCATTAAACAAGACTGATTACTACCGTTATTAGTTTTAAGAATTACAAATTCATTTTCTAATATTTTTTCATCTTCAAAAATTTCTTCTGAAAGTTTTAAATGATTGCCTGAATATGCTTTGTTTATAATTTCAGAATCAACTATTATTTCTTTATAACCAGGATATAAATTATCAGATTCAATAAATTTATAGTCTGCATTATAATCATCTGATCTAATTCCTACAGCATCGCATTTTACTCTAAGATTTATATCTTTAGTTATAAGTGCTATATGATCATACTCTGTATTGTTTTTAACAATGTTATTGACAGTTGCTATAATAATATTGTCATTATACTTCAAATCAAGTCCGTTAAGGCCATCCCAGTCAACTTCTGACTTTACTTTGATGTTTATATCATTTGCTTCATGATATACTCCCTCGTGTAAACTTCCTAACTTTCTTAAATCATCTAAAAATCTATTTATAAATCTAGCATATTCTCCTAAAATTCCTTCTCTTGACTTGAATTTATCTATTTCTTCTAAAACTACTAAAGGGATTACTATATCATTTCCACTTAAGTTAAAAAGAGCGCTCTTGTCATATAATAGAACACTCGTATCAATAATAAATAATTTCCTTTTAATATCTTTTTCAGACAAAGAGTTGACCATTGTAAAACCTTTCAATTTGTCATATAATGGTAATTATAAGTTAAACCCAAAAGGAATTAGAAATGGAAAAATCAGAACTTGAAAATTATGCTTGCTTTAAGATCCATGAAGTACTAAATAAAAATTGCTCAAACAAGAGCTGCAGATATTGGCACGACTCTTGCCCGAGCAATAATTGTATAATAAATAAATCAAATGGCAAAACTCACACTCTTCAAGAAATTGGAGATTTATTTGATATTACAAGAATGAGAGTTTGCCAAATAGAAAAAAATGCAATTAAAAAGATTCAAAAAAATATTTAAATCTTTCCTAGTGTAAACTTTACAAAGTCACCTGATCTGTTCTTTAAAAGACGCAAAGCCTTCCTAAGTCTAACGCTAGCCGCTTTATTACCCTTTTCAGACTTTACAACATCAGTCTCAATTGACTCTACAAGGATTCTAATCTCATTATAAAGTGAGCTGTGACTCATGTTTGTTTCATTATTACTATTTAGTTCTTGTTGAATTAACTCTTCTGACATATTCATACCTTTCGTTTTATAAAACTATATTAGGTTTTTCTTCTTTGTTAATAATAGTTTCATTTTTTAATACTTCTTGAATCTTTTTCATCTTATCTACTTCTTCTAGCTCAAGTGATAACATATCAATAATTTTTAATATTTCTCTATTATTAACACCAAAATTCATAATCTCATTTTTTATATTTCTACACTTTTCTATAGAATATAAGTCTTCAGGAACATTAGGGTCTAAAATCATACATACCTCTGATCTAATTCGTTTTTTATTTTAATCTTACCTTCTTTTAATATATAAAGTACTTTATAATTTACATTATCATCCATCTCTTTTTTGTCTAAAATTACATGTCCTTCTAAATTGTTTTCAATTAGATAATCAACAAGCTCCCAGTCTGATATGTCTACTTGATTTATTTCTAAAAGTTCAGCAATTTTTTCATTTCCATTATTTTCTAAATTAAACTTTATGTCTTCTTTTGTGTATACTAAAGATTTATATCCTTCTTTTCCCCACTTAATTTCACTTTTGCATATGTCATGAACACGATGAATAATATCGCAGTTATTACACATTACATACTTTTCTTCTATTACATCATTTTCATCTACAAGTGAAAAAACAGGAAACTTATGGTAAAGCGGCTTTGTTTTATTTTCAAAAATTTTTAAAATGCAATGACATTCAACTAAATGTTTTGTATAGTTTTTCATATCAACCCTTTAACTTTATTGTCATACCTATATTATTCAAAGTATTAAAAAGACCTTTTGACAACATGTCTGATACTTCTTCACACTGCTTTGATTGTAAATTACCATCTTTATATATAAACCCTCTAGTAGCACATAAATTATAGCATACTATCATTGATCTAAGCTCATTAAGCAAATTAATCATATTGTCAGGTATATAAACTGTAATGTTGTTTGGCGAAGACCTTTTCTTTCTTTTGTAAAGATATTCTTTGACACTTTGATCACAATCTTTAATTTGTTTATTTATTTCATCTATTATCTCATTGTTTTTTTTGTCAAATGTTATACTTTCTTTTTCCAAAGTTAGTTTTGTTATAACACTTTTACCTAAAATATCTTCATATACATTATCTAAAAATTCACCTGAAACTGGTAGTGTGTTTACCATTTTAGCTATATCTTTTAATAAAAATGGATCTTCGTTATCAAATCTTGCTAAATAAGGATATAAAAATATTTTATTCCTAAGAAGTATATTCTTTAAATGCTTTATAGCTTCTTCAGATATACCTCTACAAATTAAAACCCCAGGTATATTTTCTTTTTTTAACTCTTCTAAAAAAGGTATGAGTTCTGATTCTCTTTCAACAAATCCATCAAAAACAGAAAGCCTTGCACTCTTTGTAGAAGAACTAACTTTATTAAAGTATATACTAGAAAACTCTGGATGTATTTCAATTTTATACTTGGGTTTGCAAGTTTTTTCAACTAATATTTCTTTATTTTTAGTAAGCTTGCAGTTAATAATTGCATCAGGACCACTAAGATACAATACATCTCTTAATAAATCAATTGAATCTTTGTTAGATGTTTTTTCAAAGTATTTAAATAGATTGTCTAGGTTGTTTTCTGCTAACTCTATTTTAGAATTATGTGTATCTAATATTATATTGCTTAAAAGTTTAGCAGAAGTAAAATAAGAGCTGCCCGGATATAAGTTTTCTGACTTTTTAAAGTAATTTATTAATATATTTCTATAAGGTGATTCTTTAAATTCTTCTGTCATTAAAAAATAGTAAAAGTATAAAAACTTACTTTTATATATGTTGTTTTTTGTTATTAATTTATTCTTATCTTTTTCAAAAGACAAGTTAAATTTTTTTAGCTTATGATATAATTCTAATATGTTTTTGTTCATTTTTTCACCATTTAAATAATATTATATCATATTATACAATATTTTAAACGATTTGTAAAGCACTTATAAATAGTTTATGT